ACCGTAGGCGAAGCGGCATCCCTGATATTCAACCTAACGAATAGGTTGTATCTGGAAAAATCCATATCGAGGGTTGTGAGGTACTTGGCACCGCCCGATTTGTGGAATCGACATAGTGATACGGGTAAATCCACGGCGATATTGTTTTCTGAACAGGGAATTTCTCTTACCAAAACAAACAATGACATCCAAGCAGGGTGTTATGCGATGAAAGAATTACTAAAGCATGAACCCGGCATGAAGTCGAAACTAACCATATTAAGGAATTGTGCGCCGAACTTACTACGGTGCTTGAAAAAGATTCAAAGGGACGAGAAAAGACCCAATATTTACGCGAAAGAACCGCATGAGTTGACTCATTCCGTAGATTCTTTAAGGTATCTAGCGATTTATTGGACGCACCCCGCAGAAGAGGATTTACCAAGAAATAGGGTCGAATGGCGGGAGGATCAGTACGAGGACTACGAAAACGCCTCTGACGAAGAGAAGAAGATGCTAATTGAACGGTGGGGAGAACCGGCATGAGGTTAAAGAGAATGGTAGACAAATTTACCGAGCCGAAAAACTTAAAAAAGTGGAAAAGCAAACTTGAAACGTCCGCAGATTACTACGGAAAAGACCGCGCCAAGATGGACTTGTACGACAAATACTACGCAGGGGATCGGTCGGTGCTTGCGAACCCCAATAACAACAAAACGCCGTCCAAATTGGCGACAAACGTAAGAAATATCGTATACGAATTGATTGAATCCCAAGTAGATTCTGCTATTCCCGCTCCGAAGATTCGGGCTATCCATGAATCCGATGCGGAATTAGCTAAGAAGATCGAGCACCTTCTTGAAAACAAGATCAAGACTTGTGGATTGGTGAAATTAAATGACTCGATGGAGAGAAACGTAAAGATCATCGGCGGGGACTTCTTTCATGTTCAATGGGACTCCACAAAGGGTCTGCACTCTGAAATCGGTGATTTAAGGGTAACAGAGGTTTACCCCAAAAAACTGATCCCCCAAGTCGGGGTAACAGATATTGAGGACATGGATTACTTCTTTGTCCAAGAACTCATGACCAAGAAACAAGTAAAAAGAATGTATAAAGTGGACGTTACTGACGCCCAGAGTAGCGAATACTCCAACAATGAAGATGTTGTTACGGTAAACTCCGCTTATTACAGAAATGATAAATCTGGCGTAGGTATCTATGTATGGTGTGACGTCTATGAGCTTCTCGACATGGAAGATTACGAGGCGAGAAACCTTTATAGATGCAAGAAGTGCAACACCGTCATGGTAGACGGCAAATGCCCCGAATGTGGGGGGACAAAGGGCAAAAGATCGCCAGAGGAATATGAAGAGATGGTGGACGCTATCGAAGTCAAAACAGATTTCGGCAGCACCCAAAAGGTGAACCCCTTTGTAGAAGAGGAAGTCCCTGTCTTAGACGAGATGGGAAACCCCATGATGAACGGTGAAGCCCCCGTCATGGAGATCAAAAAGACCAAAAAGAAGATACCTTATTATCGTCCGAACGTATTTCCTATTGTTTTGTGGAAGAACATTACCGAAAATGGGAAGTTTCTTGGCGGGTCGGATGTGAATGTGATTATTGACCAACAGGACACCGTAAAGAAGTTAGGTACAAAGATCAACGAGAAACTTCTTAAAGGCGGGTCGTTTGTCACCCTCCCCCGCAACAAGAAGGTCGAAACCACGGATGAGGAACTCAAAATCGTCCGAGTTGACGACGAAGCCGAGGCAAGGCTAATCAACACGATAAATGTTCAGCCCAACACCCAGATGGACGCTAGTTATCTTGAAACCAACTATCAATGGGCTAAGTCCACGTTAGGTATCACAGATTCTTATCAGGGTAAATACGACGCTTCCGCTACAAGCGGTACGGCAAAACAGTACGCCATCAATCAGGCAGCGGGACGTCTTGAAAGTAAGAGAACCCTCAAAAATGAAGCCTATGCCAAGTTGTATGAGATTATGTTCAAGTTTTGGTTGGCTTATTCGGATCAGACCTCGGAAATCAACTATGAGGACTCTGACGGACACGACACCTACGACAATATAGATAGGAAAGAGTTTTTGAGACTCGACAAGGCAGGAGAGTTTTATTGGGACGATGAATTTATTTTTGAAACCGATCCGACCTCTACTCTCATGACCAACCGAGAAGCCCTTTGGAGTCAGGCAGATGTCGCGTTACAAGCGGGTGCGTATGGTCAGTTAGGCGATCTTGCGACCGCAAGACTGTATTGGAAGATACAGAGAACCAACGGAAAGCCGGGTGCGCAAGCCGCACTTAGGGACATCGAGGAGAGAATCCAGAAACAGGAGGAAATGCAAAATGCAATGCCCGCTATGCCATACGGAAATGAAAATCCGCTCCAACAAATTGGTTGAGAAAACAGATGGGACTTTAGCCTACCGCATGGACTTTGAGTGTAGGTCAAAAGAATGCCCGAACTACGGAAAGTTAGTAGATAGTCAGTACGACCCCGTAGTACCCGAAAAGGATGAATAATTATTTTATTCATAAATTCGCAGGCGAAGAGCGCAAAAATCGCGGTGAACGCAGGAAAGCGTAAAAATCCAAGGAGAAAGTTATGTTAGAAATGAGTCTACAGTATTTTGCAGAAGAAGGCGAAAACCCGGAGACCGCCGAACCGGAAGCAGAAGAAGTAGAAACCGAGGTTGAAGAAGAGGTTACAGAGGAGACCGAAGAAACCCACGAACAGACCCCGGAAGAGAACGCGCAGTATGCCGCTATCCGTAGGAAAGCCGAAGCCGACGCACAGCGCAAGTACGAGACTATGCGTGCGAACGAGCAGAAGAAGATTGACGATTACTACGCCAACCTATGTAAAGGAAAGGTAAACCCCGAAACGGGTCAGCCGATTACGACGGAAGCAGGCTACCGCGAAGCCCTTGCAGCGCAAGAACGGGTGAACATGAAAGCCCAGATGCAGGAAGCGGGTGTAGACCCCGCACTTATCGACAAGGCAATCATGGCAAGCCCACTCATGCAGCAAGCACAAGCCGCGATCCAAGAGAACCAGAACATTCAGGCGCAGAGAATGATGGATGAGGATATGCAGGAGATTTTATCTTTTGATCCCTCCGTCAGCAACGTGGAAGAGATCATGGCGCAGGAAAATTTCATGGACTGCATTAAGTACATTGAGAATCATCCCGGGTCAAGACTCACAGAGGCTTACAAGATCGTGAACTTTGATCGTTTGACGGCAACGAGGGCAGAAGCCGCTAAGCAGAGCGCAATCAATCAGGCAAAGTCGAAAGACCACTTGAACGCATCGAGCGGAATGACAGGCGGAGGCGGAGACGTAGACATCCCCGAAGATGAAATCCGCAAGTGGGAAGAGTGGTTTCCAGACAAGTCAAGAAAAGAGTTGCGTGCGCTATATAACAAAACCATCAACGTATGAACCGGCTATCAATGATAGTCGCTGACCGCAAAAAGTTAGCGGTAGAAAGGAAAGAGAAATGGCAGTAAATGTACGCGACAACGCGAAAAACGATCTTTTATGGAAAGAGTGGGCGACACTTCTTAACGGCGTTATCTTTGACGCAGACGCACAGCAGAATCAGTATGATGATCTTGTAAAGGCACTTTACAACGTGCAGACCTCCAAGAGATGGGGCGAGAAAGCAGCTACGTTCGGTGGGCTTGGCGATTACACGGCAAAGACCGAAGGACAGGCAGCGGCACAGGATGAGGCGATCGAAGGTTACAGCAAGTTCATCGAGCACGTAACTTTTGCAAAGGACGCTATCATCTCCAAGGAACTTCTGGATGACAACCAGATCGAGGAAGCAAAGGCTAAGATGTTCAACCTTGTCATGAGTTACAAGAGAACTCGTGCTAAGTTGGCTTCCATGGCACTTGTATCTTCTGTTGGTTCTACCACCACTATGACCTTTGGTGGCAAGAGCATCGACATCTCCGGGGCAGACGAGTTGGCTCTGTTCAACACCGCACACCCGCTGAAAAACTCCTTTACGACTGTTGGTTCTTCCTCTACGACCAACGTAACCATGAGTAACCTTTTCAGCAATCAGCTCGGTTCTGATACCACGATTCTGAACAAGGTTTCCAACAGAATGCGGAACTTCAAAGATGACCGTGGTGAGGTACTCGGTTTTGATGCAGATACCGTTATCATCCCGGGCGATGATCCCGAGTACGAGGATTTCGTAAAGAGAATCATCGGTTCTGACGGTGAGGTTGGTTCTAACCACAACGACATCAACACCCAGAGAGGAAAGTGGAAACTCGTTGTTGACTATCTGTGGACGGGCGCGACCGGGCATCCGTACATCATCATGAGTTCCAAGGCTAATAAAGCCCTTCTGGCTTCTCGGTTCTTTGACCGTACCAACCTTGACATCATGAATGATATTGATGTTCACAGCCGTAACCTGACCTACAACGGCTTCGGTCGTATGTCCTGTGGGTTCACGAACTGGAGACACGTAGCAATGGGCGGCGTGACTGGTGGCACGAACCTTAGCGCATAAAACGGATTGAGGGGGAGAAATCCCCCTCTCCATTAAAAGGAGAAGAACATGGTTAATGTTGGCGATATCCTCACGATTGAGGGAAAGAAAGTCATTGTAACCTTTACAGACGGCGTGAATTACGCTTATGCACCGTATAAAGAGAAGAAAAAGGCTATTGAGAAAGTTGATCCGGAAGAGACGGTAGAAGAGCCTGTCGAAGAGGTGCAGGAGATTAAGCCACGCAGAAGAAGAAAGAAGGACTAAGGATGGAAACAACCAC